GGGTGACCCTCCCTCTCTTTCCAACGTGCCGCAATCCTACTGGAATAATGGCAGGGCGGCGATTCGCAAGGTGATCGCGCCTATATTCGAGGAAATATTTAGAGAGCAGGCAACCGCGCTGATAACGCAGGTTGGTATTGGTGTGGATTGGGCGCTGATAAACAGCCGGGCTGCTGATTGGGCGATTGAGAATACCCGCCACTTCTTAGAGGGTTACGAAAAGACTAACCAGAAGCTGATCAGCGAATATATCAATAAGTTCTACACAGAGGGCTGGACGCTTGATGAAGTGACGGCGCATATAAACAGCGTGATATTCGATGAACGCCGCGCCTCGATGATAGCGATAACAGAAACAACGCGGGCAGCGGTTCAGGCGGAGGTGGCAACGGTGAACGTGTTAGAGGCTGAATACCCGAACCTGCATTTCAAGCCGATTTGGATCACGGCTAACGATGATAGAGTGTGTGACATTTGCGGGCCGATGCACGAAAAGGTTATCGAGGGCGAGGATTTTCCTCCGGCACACGTGAATTGCCGGTGTGAAGTGATGTACGACATGGTGGTGGATAAATGAGCTACGGCGTGCAGATAGAGGGAATTGACGAATTGCTGAAGCGACTGGACGCGGTCGGTGATACTAAGACGCTCAGGGATGGAATGACTTCTGTGGCAGTATCTCTCACCACGAAACTAAAGCAATACCCGCCCGCGCCAGCCAGATCAACTTACCGCAGGACTGGAACGCTGAGGCATCGCTGGACTTATGCGGTGGACGATGACGGTTCAGAGGTGGTAATTGGCAATGTCACGCCGTATGCGCCTTATGTGCAGGGGCGGGAATCGCAGACATGGTATCACAAGCGCACGGGCTGGCAAACCGCAGAAAACCTGCTCGATGGGAAAAAGGAAGACATTGTTAAAGTGCTAAGGCAGTTTATTCAAAAAGCGCTTGACGGTAGGGGGTAGATTATGCAGCTAAAGATCATGACGAAATTACCTGAAGGGATGAAGGCGGAGAAGCGTGAACCAGCGCAGACCGTGAAACGTTACGAGGAATTGCCTGGCAACGAGTACCTTGTGTTGGGAATGCCGTTCGGCGGGCAATTCAATGGGCGTGATTCAGACGGGCAAACGTTCACCGCGAATACCGATGCCTGGTTATCACCTGAGAAGGAGATACCCGTCACGTACTATCACGGATTTGGGCCGGACTCGCCTGATACCTGGCAGGATGTACCTGCTGTTATCGGTGTGGCTAAATTTGATCACACGGATAGTAAAGGGTTTTGGTTCAACGTGAAACTGGACGAAACAGAAACGCTGACCAGCCGGATAACTGGAGTGAAGCCTGACGTTGTGCGCGCGTCATCCGGGGCGGTCGGTCATCTTGTGCGCTATAACGATGATGGCGAAATTACCACGTGGCCGCTGGGTGAACTTGCACTGTTTGATACAAACGAATGGAGAAAACCGGCGAACGATTACGCCGTTTTCAACGCAAAAGGGGAAGGCATCACAGAGGTCAAGGCGGAGGCGGAAACGCAAGCCGTGACGGTTGACGAATCTCCGGAGCAAATAAAAACCGAACTTACTCAGGAGAGTGAAATTATGGAAGAAGAAATTGAAAAGAAAGAAATTGAAAAGAAAGAAATTGACATCGACGCGCTTGTAAAGCGTTTCGAGGATCGCATGGAAGCACGGCTGGAAAAACTGGTCAACGCTCCCCCTATCAACGCACCGGCCGTGATCAAGGCCGAGAACTTGGGCGACCCCGACCCGAACCGCGCGTTCGCGCACTACCTACGCACCGGCGAGCGTGTCAAGGGTTTGAAAGCCGCAATGGGTGAAGATACTGCCGGAGTTGGCGGGTACTTAGTACCTGACGACTTCTACGCCGGAATCGTTGAGAAGCGGAACGAACTCTCAATCCCGCGCCGGGCTGGCGCAACCATCCTGCAAACCTCACGTGACGTGTTGAACATCCCGATTGAAGCGACCTCGCAGACCTACTTTGCACAGTCCGCGCATGACATGGCAGCCGTCAACGAGGACGAGCCGACCATCGGACAGGCAACCGCTACCGTGTTCGACTTCACCAAGTTGGTCAAGGTATCAGAAGACCTGCTGGAAGATTCAGCAGCGAACCTCAACCAGTTCCTGGCGAACTCGTTTGGTCGCTGGATGGCCATGACCGAGAACCGCAACGCGCTGATCGGTGCTGGCACTACCGCACCTCAAGGCGTGACCGTTGGTGGTACTGCTGCCTTGACCTTTGACGACACCAACAGCATTGCCGCAGCCGAAATCCCGGAACTGTACCACAAGTTAGCCGGGCAATACCGTGACAACGCCGTGTGGACAATGAACGACGACACCCTCGGCATGTTACGCGGTCTGTCATCCTCGAACGTGTTCACATTCGGCGCGCACGAGATCAACGACGAGAGCATCATGGGCAAGCGCGTGTTCACCTCGACCTACATGCCGAAATACTCGACCACGAAGTACAAGTCAATCGTGTTCGGTGACTGGAGCATGTACGCCCTGGTAGAGCGCAAGGGGCTGACCATCCGGCGCTTGAACGAGCTGTACGCAGGCAACCGCCAGGTTGGTTTGCTGGCCGTGTTCCGTCATGGCGGCGTTGTATTGCAGTCGGAAGCGTTTGCAATCGGCGCACAAGCCTAACGTAAGGGCAAATAAAGGGGAGGGTGTAATGCCCTCCCCCCAAAGGATAAACATGAAGATACGAATTTTGCAGAACTTCAACGGACTGGTGGACGGCAAGTCAATCCGATTCAAGGAAGGTCAAGAGGTTGAACTGACTGACCCTGACGCGCTGGATAACTTCCTACGCGGCGGGTACGCGGAGTTGGTCAAGCCCGCCGTCAAGATTGTGGAAAAGCCGGCAATCGCTAAGGGTATCAAGGTGAAGTAAATGACCATCACTAACGGATATACGACACTTCTAACGGTAAAGACCGCGCTCGGTATTCCCGTCGATGAAAGGGATGACGACTTCTACCTTGAGGCAACAATCGAATCCGTTAGCAGGATGATAGACAATCACACCGGGCGCAGGTTCTACGCGGAGACCGATACCAGGTACTACGCTCCGATAAGCATTGACCAGATTTACACCGATGACATTATCACCGTAACCACACTCAAAACCGACGATGACAACGATGGTACGTTTGAGACCACATGGGCGACAACGGATTATAACCTCATGCCCTTCAACGCCGGCGAGAACGGGCGCCCCTACACGTGGATTGAGACAAGCGGGTACGGCAATTACTCGTTCCCCCATGGCACTAAGAAGGCGGTGCAGATAGTCGGGAGTTTTGGGTACGCCACAACCGCGCCGAAACCGGTAGCAGAGGCGTGCAAGATTCAGGCAATCCGATTGTTCAAGAGGAAAGACGCGCCATTTGGAGTAATCGCTGGTGGTGACATGCAGCAGAGCATGACCATCCCCGACCTTGACCCTGACGTGAAGATGCTACTTTCACCGTATGTAAGGCGGGTGTAATGGCAATACAAGACGTGATCGCTCGAATGCAGACAGTCATTGAGGGCATATCCGGTATCAAGGGCGCGGATCAATACCTTCCGGAAGCCTTGCCGACCGTAGAGAATTGGGTAGTGATGTACCCTGGCGAATCGGAGTTCATCCCCGGACTTCCAGCTGGTTACATGACCGCGCTTTACAACGTAGTCATCGAAATCCACACCCCGCGCAACACGCTACCCCAAGCGCATAAAAGGATCGTTGCGCTCTACGATGACATCCCTATAAAACTATTCGATGACCTGCTCGACACGAAACTCAATAACACGGTATCGACATTCGGCAATATTACCAGTACCGGTTTGATCGCGATGAACTACGCAGGGATTGACACGGTTGGATTCAGGTACACCGTGAGAGATATAAAAATTCAGACGGTAATCACCTAAGGAGAAGATGGTCGAGAAAAAGAACGTATTAGAGCAGTACCCGATTATGAGTTGGGCGTTCCCCCGAATACTGGTTGCGTTCCTTCTGGAGCGAACAATCAGTTACGCCGACCTCGTATTCCCGGCGTGTATGCAGATCGCGGCGCAGGGTCCGGTGGTTTTGAACATGCCCTACCAGCGCACGGATTTAGCACGCAACCGGGCAAGCATGGAGTTGCTGAAATCAGACTTCACGCATCTCCTCATGCTCGACATTGACCACGTTCACCCGCACGATATTATTCAGCGTTTGGCAAAATGGGTTTTGAAAGACCCGAAGAAGTATCAAGTCGTGGGCGGATTGAATTTCAGGCGGTCAGAACCTTATGACCCGTGCGCGTACAAGACCGGCGCGGACGGCTCGATGTACACAATCGCATGGGAAAAAGACGATGAAATCGTAGAGGTTGACCGGTTAGGTACAGGGTCGATACTCATAGCACGCGAAGTGTTTGAGACAATCCCGCCGCCCTGGTTCTGGAATGATTACTCGCAATCATGGCGCGACGCTTGGCCTGGTGAAGACATTGGATTCAACAAACTGTGTGTACAGCACGGTATCAAGATGTGGGTAGATGTTACCGTGACAAGTCCTCATATCACCCCGGCGATTATTGACGGCGCGACGTGGCAAAAGTGGACGGCGAACAATCAAGACCTCATGGAGGCGCGGGATGATTAGTGTGATTATCGTTGGCATTGACGACTGGGAACGCTACACGCGCCCGTTGATAGCGGATATTTGGACTCACGAGCCGGATGCAAACATCGTTGTTGTGGATAACGCAAGTGCTACTCCCTACCCGAAAGGTGAGCATATCCACAGGACTGACAAGAGACTTGGTTATGCAGAAGCGTTGAATTGGGGTATTGACCGGGCAGGGAATTCAGATTGGTACGTTGTAATGAACAACGACGTGAGGGTGCATAAAGCCTTTACAAAAATGGTTGAATCGCTTGCCACGTCCACGCTCTATGGATTCAAAAAATGGACAGGCCACGAACTGCTGAAATCGAAACCTGATTATCTTTCCAGTTGGTGCATGTTAATCAGCCGTGAGGTGTGGCATAAAATAGGCAAGTTTGACGAAGCGTTTACCCCGATGTATTTCGAGGACATTGATTACTGCATAAGAGCCGCTAAAGAGGGAATACCCCTGATAGAGTTTGATCGTGACGAGTGGGGAATTGAGCATCTTTACATGGACAAAGAGCAGGCGCGGGCTGACTTCAAAGAGAAAAAAGCGGAACTGCTTAATAGTTTGATGAACTACCTCAAGGAGAAACATGGCATCGAATAGAGTCGGAATCATCCCGGCGGCTGGCGCGGCAAAGCGATTCGGTGGCGTGTTCAAGGAATTGTTACCCGTTGGCGAGTCGATGACGCTGCTCTCACGCGCGGTTGACACACTCGAAATGATACCGGTTGATACGACAATCATTGTCACGAACCCGCAGAAGATCGCGGCGCACTCCGTAGCCTTGCAGGGCAGGAACGTCGAGTTTGTAACGCAGATGGACAAGCCCGACATTTGGGGCGCGATAGCATCGACATTGAGCATCGACGCGGATTGGTATTACTTCATCATGCCTGACACAATGCAGGAGCAAGGTAGATTCCCGGAATTACCAGACCACCAGTTTATGCTCGGATTATTCGAGACATTTGACCCGCAGAATTACGGCGTGTTATTGAACGGCGAAATCGTTGACAAGAGCGCATCACTAGCACCTCCACAAACCGCATGGGGAACGCTGGTATGGTCAAGGGAATGCGTCGAGTTATGGAAGAAATACTTGCCTGAAATTAGGGATTACACGCAAGCGTTCAATATGGCAATGGAGCAACTCGGCTGGGGGACGTACTCACTCGCCTGGTACTTCGATTGCGGTTCATTCCAGAGATACAAGAGGGCATTAGCGCATGTCTGATATTACAGCGAACACACAAGCACCCGGCTCATGGCGATATTACAGGGACATTCACGAAGGCGAAACCTGTTTGATTATCGGCAACGGACCATCCTTGCGGGATGTACCGCTTGACTTCCTGAAAAAGTACCCGACATTTGGGACAAATAGAATCTACCTCATGGACGGCTTCACCCCGACGTATTACTGCTCCGTGAACCCACTGGTAATCAGCCAGTTTGCAGAGGACATTGCGAAGATCAACGCGCCGAAGTTTTTACCAGCATCTTACTGTTTCGATGATACCTGCCTGCCGTTGAACTCATCCGGCGTTGTTGTGTTTTCGCAGGACGCGAGCCAATGGATTCACGAGGGGCATACCGTCACGTTTGTTTGTATGCAGATCGCGTACTACATGGGATTCAAGAACGTGTTACTCGTTGGCGTCGATCATTCATTCCAGTATCACGGAGCGCCGAATCAAGAGATGGTACTCGACGGCAACGACCCGAATCACTTCCACCCGGATTACTTCAAGGGGAAGCATTGGAATAACCCGGATTTACAGCGGAGCGAACACGCTTACAAACTGGCAAGGGCAACGTATGAGGGACACGGGCGCAGGATTATCAACCTCACGCCCAACACGAAGGAGCAGGTATTGGAACACGGGAGCATGAATGACTGGTAGAAGGGTCACGGCAATCATAAGCGCGTACTACGCGGAGGATTATATTCAAGGACGGCTGGAGAACCTTGTCGGTCAGACTGAAAAGGTTGACATTATCGCTGTTGTGCAAAAGGGAAGTATTGAGTCAGGGATATGTGCGCGGTTCCCCCAGGTTGAGATCATCCAGACTAACGACATTCCTGGCGTGTATGAAGCGTGGAATATTGGTATCAAGGCGGCGAACACCCCTTACGTGACGAACGCTAATTCAGATGACCGGCTTGCCCCGCACGCGCTCAAGAAAATGGCTGACATACTGGACAAGGAAACGACATACGGCGTGGTGTACCCTGACGTTGCGATTGTAAACGAGATCGGCGGTAACCCAATCGGTGAGTACAGGTGGCTTGAGGGCGGAATGAAGGAACTAATCAGGGCTTGCTTCGTTGGACCGATGCCGATGTGGAGAAGCAAGTTGCACAAGCAATTCGGTTACTTTGACGAGAGTTACAAGAGCGCGGGGGATTACGAGTTTTGGATGCGTCTCATGGCGGGCGGAGTGAAGTTTTACCACGTGCGCGGAGATCCTTTAGGGGTGTACCTGAAACGACAGAACAGCGTGGAACACAGAGAGCCGTTGCGCTCGCTGTGGGAAGCGAATAACGCGCGCATGAAATACAGGAGGGCGAATGTATAAATATGCCGGTAATGGGTGGATACACGGAGTACCAGCGCGTGATTTATCAGACGAAGAAGCGAAAAAGTACGGAATCAAACAGCTTATAGATTCAGGGCTGTATATCAAGGTGAAAACCATTGCAGATAAAAGCGAGGTGAAAGATGGGCATTAAAGCATTGAGAAAGTTATTACTGGGCGCTGAAACGACTGCCGGAACAGCCGTAGCAGCAGACCTCAGATGGCGCGGAACTGGCGTTATCGAAGACCAGCGGGAGGTTATCTTCCCGGACGAGGACATTGGTTATCTGTCAGGCATTGACAGGAACTATGTACCTAAGCTGCTGGCGGCTGTTTCGTTTGATAGCGTACCGGCTACATTCGAGCAACTTCCGATCATCCTGAGCGCTGGCGTGAAGAACGTCATCACTGGCGTCACGGATACGGGCGGGAGCGGCAAGGTTTACACCTATGCCTTCCCGACCACCAGCGCTAACAGTATCACAACTTGGACGATAGAAGCTGGTGACGACCAGCAGGCAGAGGAAGTCGAATACGCCTTTGTCGAATCGTTTGAGCTTTCCGGCAACGGTGGCGAAGCGCTGCAAATGAGCGCCAACTGGATTGGGCGGCAGGTAACCAAGTGCTCGTTCACCTCGCCGGTGACTGACCCAGCGACCGTTGAGGAAATCCTGTTTGGCAAAGGCAAGCTGTACATTGACGAGGCAAGTGGCACCATCGGCACAACCGAAAAGAGCGCAACACTTCTTGGCATGGGGCTGAACGTCAACACCGGATGGATCGCGAAGTTTGCGGCTGACGGAAACCTGTACTTCTCCTGGGCGCAATCCACGAAACCTGAAGTTCTTCTCAACGTGACCTTTGAGCATAACTCAACGGCGGTAGCAGAGAAGGACGCGTGGAAGGCAGGAACGGCGCGGTTACTGCGCTTGAAGTTTGAGGGTAACGCGCTAACCACCGCCGGGACATTCTCAAAGAAGACGCTGATCATCGACCTGGCGGGCAAGTGGGAATCCTTTGACACACTTGGTGACCAGAACGGTAATGACATCGTGACGGGAACATTCCGGGCGGGTTACGATGCGACGGCCGCGAAGTTTGCAGAGATCAAGGTGGTTAATGAAACTGCCAGTTATTGATTTTGAGAGCATCACGCAAGGACAGCTTGAAATTTATTTCCGACACTTCCGGGAGCTTGGCGGTAAGGATGAAGGCATTGGACTTGTGGAATGGGCTGGGGCTATGGTACGAGCGGCGGTGAAATCCGGCTGGCTGGAGTTGGATGTGGACAATACCAACCCGAAGGACATACAGGCGATACAGAGAGAGATACAAAAGTATGTTGCGAGCGTGCTGGAATTTGACCCAAAAAACTGATATTGGCGGCGGCAGAGTTCGCAGAGGACAAGGGGCTGCCGCCGGAAGAATTACGCCTCGCGTTCCGCTGTCAGCAATGGGGAACGCTGCCATGTTCCGGCGGGTTACTCGACCAACCCGCCGGACTGGTGGAGCGCATGACGATTGCAATCAACGTGTATAACGCGATGAAGGCTTGGCAGCAGAGCGCGGCACGCAACGCAAAGGATTTCGTAAAGAATAACCCTGATACGTGGAAGATCGTAAAAATGGTACTGGATATGAGGGCGGACAATGGCTGACGCGCAATTACAGATAACGATAAAGGCACGCAACCAGGCGAAAGCCGAATTTGACAAGCTGGACAAGCAGGTCAAAGGCTTACAAGGTCAAACTGGCGTTAAGGGGTTGAATAAGACACTTGGTGATCTTGACAGTAAATTTAAGTCGGTAACTGGCGCTTCGCTTGGGTTTGCAACAGCGTCCGGCGCGGCTGGCGCTGCAGTTAGTGGATTGATTAAATTCGTGTCAGACGCGGTAAATGAGACTGTAGCATACGCGACAGAGATTGACAACATGAGCCGGTTATTAGGGCTTAGCACAGAGGAAACCTCGCGCCTTGTGCAGGCATCCGATGATTTATTCATATCACAGGAAACATTGACCAGCGGTTTACAGGCGGCGACTCGCAAGGGGATTGATGTATCCATCGAGGGGTTGAAGCGGCTGGCGGATGAATACAACAGCTTACCCGCTGGCGTGACGCGCTCGAAGTTCGTGCTTGACACCTTCGGGCGCTCCGGCGCTGAAATGGGTAAGCTGATGGAACAGGGCGCGGCTGGAATTGACGCGGCAACTGCGGCGATTGCAGACAATATGATTATCACGCAAAAATCAATGGCCGACATTATGAATTATAAGAGAAGCGTTGATAATCTCAACGATGCTTGGTTCGGGCTGAAAATGACAATCGGGCAACAGGTTATTCCACAACTTGACTTATTGGTGCGTCAACTTACCCCCGGCGTTGACAAGATAGAAGAAACAGAGATAGCAATATTCGCCTTAAAAGAACAGATGGTTCAACTTGCGAAATACGGGGGCATGGCAGGGTTATCCGCTGAAGAAGTCGCTGAACAGATTGCAGGGCTTGAAGCGGAAATCAAGGGGTTACATGACGAGTTGAATGGAGTACCAGGCGCGGCGGACGGCGCAACGAAATCCCTGTATGGCTTGTCAGATATAATAACTCCGGTCACTGCCTACTTTTCAGACCTCACAACTGAAATGCTTTACAACCAGGCGGCGGCGGGGTTGGACGCTGAAGCATCAATGGCGCTTGCAGAAGCAATGGGGCTGATAGACGGCGGGACAAAGCTTGTGCTTGACGCTCTTGGCAGGTTGCGCAACAGCTATGATACCGGGACAATATCACTTGAGGAATATAACGCGCAGGTAGCGATCCTGAATGAGCGTATGGCGCTTATTCAGAGTAAGACGGTGACTATCACGGTCAGGACAAAATACGAAGATCAGGGCGGGCTGTGGGGGCAGGGCAGCAGGAACGCTTATATCGGGCTTTCTGCCAGCAACCGTGCCGTTGGCGGGCCGGTTACTGGCGGAACTCCTTACATTGTGGGCGAGGTCGGGCCGGAGTTGTTTGTGCCGAACACGAGCGGGTCAATTGTACCGCACAACCAACTCGCGGGGAGCACAGTTGTCAATTTTTATTATTCTCCGGCCATCTCATTGACGGATAGAACCGAAGCAGAAACGCGGCTTGTACCAATTATTAGAAAGGCGCTGGCGCGGGCATGACGACGCTAACGTGGAAAATCAATTTTGATTGGACTACGGCGGGGACTTATGATACCCGCAACGATGCTAAATATGCTACTGGGTTGCGTGTTATGCGGGGAAGAACGCAATACATCGCGAACAACGGCGACGGATTCGAGCCAATGAGTCCGGGATATTGCAGCATCACGCTGGATAATGCGAGCGGGGATTATGATCCTTACAATACAGGCGGGGCGCTGTACCCGAATGTTGAGCCGGGAAAATATGTGAGAGTGCTGGTGAACACGGGCGGCACTGACATTCCTGTATTCGCTGGGCGCGTTGAATCAATCGATCCTACCGGTGGGGTATCTAATCCGGCGGTCATTGTCACGGCTTATGATGGGCTGAAACAGCTAAAAGACACTCAGATAACCACCAGTTTACATGAGAATATCCGCACGGGTGAGGCAATTGATGAGATATTGAGTACGGCTGCTCAGTGGCCTTCCGTTTGGAGCACGAGATTAGAGTCGGGCGCTGATATTATTCCTTACTGGTGGGAAAATGACGTCAGCGCTATGGATGCCATTGACAGAATATCACAGGCCGAGTTTGGAGGATATGCGGTTCTCGCTGATGGGACGTTTAGGTTTAAGGCGCGCGGGCTTTCATCTGGTGAAGTTGCAACGTTCGACCAGAGCGTGATGCTGAAAGATATTCAAGTTCCAATGCCGTATAACGTGGCGAGAAATGTGATTAAGGTTGTGGTTCATCCAAAAGTTGCACAAACAACGGCTGCACTGTGGACTTTACAAGACAAACCGTATGTCGCCGGTGGTGGTTCGATCGAAGTGTGGGGTAATTATACGTATGAGGGGCGGGCGGTTGGGGCGATCAACACAATACAGCCTGTGGCAACGACCGACTACACGATGAACACAGCATCGGATGGTACAGGGACAAACCTGACGGCTAATTTTAGTGTGACAGCCACGTACTTCGCTGAAACCGTAAAGAACGTTATTGAAAATACTGGTACTACCGGAGGCTATGTCACGCTATTGAAAAATAGGGGACAGGCGATTGATACCCCTGATACTTCTTATGTATTAGTAGATACAAGCGGGACGAACCTAAAGCGCACATTTATAATTGATACCCCCTGGATGCAAAGCACAACTAAAGCAAAGCAATTTGCTGATTACTTGACAAGCATCTTATCGGGCGTGAATAAATTTCCGGTATTTCAAATGGAGAGCCAGCCTGATTACCAGTTCACTCCAGACTTGCTTGATCGCGTTGCTGTGACCATCAGCAAATATTCTATCAATACGTCATTCAGGGTTGGCGGCATTGAGCATGAATGGCTAACGAAAAACGGGCAAGCGGTAAGGACTACGGTATATACAGAGCCGTTTGTCACGCAGAGTGCCGAGGATGGTTATTGGTATTTCCCAATGACATTCACGACTAAGTTTCCATATTGAGAGGCAAACATGGCATATACAGCTGTACCAACAGTTAATACAGGTGACCCCTGGAGCGCGTCAGATCACAATACTTATGTGAAGGAAAATTTCGCTTATTTCAAAACGCTCACCGATTCCCTCGTGAGCAGACTGTCAGTCAGGCAATTATGGGTATCTAATTGGAAACCAACGCTTACCAACGGGTGTCTTAGTTCTGCACAGCTTGAAACTGCGACAAACAAGGTGAATGTCGACTACACAGGCTTTGTTGACGGCGCGACTAAATACGGATACGCCAATGTACCGATGCCTGAAGATTATACCGGCGGGACTGTGTATTATAAGGCGTATTGGAAGCACCCGACTGCAACGAAATATGTTGTACGATGGCAGTTGAGCGGCGTGGCGGTTGGGAATAACGAAACGCTGGATGTTGCAACGGGTACAGCGGTTGCGGTGGATGATACAGGGGGCACTGCGAATAAGCTTTATATCAGCGATTTGAGCGGGGCGGTAACAATCGCGGGCAGTCCGGCGGCTGGCGAGCTGGTGCATTTCCTTGTGAGCAGGGCAGGGGCGCACGCCAACGATACACTGGATGCGACAGCCCGCCTTATTGGCGTAACGATATGGTATCCGGTAGGTTGATATGCAAAACCCGACAGTAAGAGACCTGGTAAGCTGGTGGGCGCTTGAAGAAGATAGCGGAGACGCAGCCGACAGTCACGGCACGAATCACCTGAAACGTTCAGGCACGATTAATAATGCAGATGCGAAACAGGGCAAGGGCATCAATTTTCAGAACATACCAGGGCGGTACTTGAGCCTTGCGAATAATGCGAGCGTCAACTTCGGACACGAGGATTTTACGATTGGTTGCTGGTTCAAACCTGAAGACTTGTATGAGGACGGCGATTATCCGATGCCGTTTATACACAAGGGAAATGCAGGTGGCGCAACCTACTACGAGTATTTTCTTGGGGTGAATACGTCAAAGAAAGTTAAACTATTAACGAGAGGCGGGGGTATATCATGGGGCAGTGTAATGACCACTGGAAATTGGTACTTCGCAGTAGGCTGGCACGTGGCGAGCGAGAACAAGAGTTATTTACAGGTGAACAACGGTTCGGCGTTGAGTTACACAGACACACAAGGCGGCGGGACAACCTATAACGATATACGCTTTGGTAGAAATGTACGCATAGGGGTTGAGGCTGGCATCAAAGGTATCGTAGACGAGATGTTCGTATACCGGCGGGCATTGAATGATGATGAACGTTCGTGGCTATACAATGATGGGATGGGGCGAGCGTACAATAATCTGAAGGACAGTGGAGTGTCATTCGTCGATTTGTCTGGATATGGGGTGATGTGATGATTGAGACCGAGTTTGCTCTGTGCGTGGTGATTGTGCTGGCAGGGTTTGCCGTCATAGCCTCTGTACCTATATTGACCTGGTATTGGCTGGCAACCTATGACGCGCGAAAGGATGATGACGATGAGGTTTAACGATTTGGCAGTGCGC